TTTCGGTACGATAGATTTAAGATCCTATAGATAATACATGACATTAGAAGATGTTCTCGTGATGTGGGAGGCTGATTCTGTTATTGACGAAATCAACCTCGATGAAACCTCAATTAAATCTGCGAAACTCCATGCAAAGTATCTTCAGCTTCTAAGTATTGCCAAATTGAGGCTCAAGAAAAAGGAAATGGAGTTCGATGCCATAAAGAAGGATAAATGGCTCTACTTCGAGGGAAAGATGACCAAGGACCAGATGGATGAACGTGGATGGAAATACGATCCATTTGATGGTGGCACGAAACCCATGAAATCCAACATGGACTATTACTACAAGTCAGATTCAGACCTCACTCGATTGCAATCCCAGATTGATTACCAGAAAACGTTGATCGATACTCTGATTGATATCATGGACAATATCAAGTGGCGTCACCAGAATATTCGGAACATAATTGATTGGAAAAGATTCACTGCCGGTGCCTAACTGATGATGATGTAATCTTGTGATTTCCATCTCTTGATGATCTCAAGAACCATTTCATGCACATCCAGTGTTGGATCTGCTTTATTTCTTCTGTAGGCTTCTCCGTAAATCTCTAGTAGTCTTACAGTTTTCTTCACATAAGCTATTTATGATATAGATAATACCATGATCCGTGTGACCAAACATAACGAAGCCTTCCTCATCATTGATAGTGATGATTCTGGTATTCTTATGGAGCTATCGGAACACTATACATTCTACGTTCCGGGTTACAAGTTCATGCCAGCATACAAGAACAAGTTCTGGGATGGGAAGATTCGCTTGTTCAATACACGAAATCAGTTATTGCCTTATGGTCTCCTGAATAACCTTCAAGAATTTGCCAAGGCACGTGGGTATGAGATCGTGACACAAAACGGTGTCACACAAAATAGTGTCACGGTAGAAGAATTAGCTTCTTTCTTAGAGGAGAATAAGTTACCATTCGCTCCCCGAGATTATCAGTTACAGGCATGGCATCATGCAATGACCGAACAGAGAGCAATCCTTGTCTCACCAACAGGTTCTGGTAAGTCATTGATGATCTACCTGATGATGAGTTTTTTCCTGAATACGTTTGAAGAAAAAGTCCTGATCATTGTCCCCACAACCTCATTGGTCGAGCAACTCTTTAAAGACTTCAAGGATTATTCAGTCAACAACTCATTTGATACAGAAGAGAATGTGCATAGAATCTATTCCGGCAAAGAACGAAATGATTTCTCACAGAGAGTTGTGGTCACAACATGGCAGTCTGCAATTCGATGTGCACCAGAATGGTTCACACAATTCGGTATGGTGATTGGTGATGAGGCTCATACCTTCAAGGCCAAATCATTGAACACAATCATGGAGAGACTCTGTAATGCATACTATCGTATTGGTACTACAGGTACTCTGGATGGTACACAGGTGCATGAACTTGTCTTGACCGGACACTTTGGTGAACCATTGAAGGTCACCAGCACAAGTGCATTGATTGAGAACCAAACTCTTGCTGATCTTGAAATCAAATGTCTGGTCCTGAAATACCCAGATGAGGTAAGAAAGAAGTTTGGCAAACAGAAGTATCAGGAAGAAATTGACTTTCTGGTATCCAATGAAGCAAGGAATCGTTTCATCTGTAACCTCACTCTTGATCAAACTGGTAACTCTCTATTGCTCTATAATCTCGTGGAGAAGCATGGAAAACCACTCTATGATATGATATCGGCAGAAGCAAAAGATCGAAAAGTCTTCTTTGTCTCTGGTGCAGTGGGTGCAGATGAACGAGAAAGGATTCGTGAGATTACAGAGGGAGAGAAGAATGCCATCATCGTTGCATCAATGGGGACATTCTCCACAGGGATCAATATTCGTAGTCTAAATAATATTGTGTTTGCAGCACCAACAAAATCACAAATTCGAGTTCTTCAATCAATCGGCAGAGGACTTCGAAAGGTAAACGGCGGTAAATCAACTAAGGTTTACGATATCAGTGATAATCTAAGCTGGAAATCAAGGAAGAACTATACAATGAATCATGCGATCGAAAGAGTAAAGATATACCAAAAAGAAAACTTTAAGTTCAAACTCTACGAAATAGGAATGCCATGACAGAAGAACTAGAACAATTCATTGGTGCACTGAATATCGTTGTCTATACACTGGTCGATGGATCCAGAGTCATTGGAGAGGAACGGGACTACGACTATACAAATGGTATTGTCACGACATATGGAGTATTAGAATTTCACCAATTCAATAAGATCAGTACTCTCTCACCTTATGTCCCAGAGGCGATTGATACAGAATTCATCTTTACTGATAGGAATATCATTGGAAGATGTAATGCCACCTTTGAATTGAAACGAATATACTATGATGCCCTCATAAGTGGTAAATTGAAACAGGTGCTATCAGAAGAAGAATATAATAAGTATCTTAAAATACAAAAGAAACCTTCTTCTACCCTAGAATCTTGGGATGGACTATTGGGAGACGGAGATAATCCCTTTTCAAGAAATTGATTCTTTGTTTCCTTTCAGGTGAGAAGATTATTATACCAAGGTTTAAAGTTCCTGTCAACAATAAAAATCTCTTTACTTGAGATTGATATATGATATAATGATTGCATGAAAAAAGAAAAAGGCGAACACTACGTCAACAATAAGGAATTCTCTCTTGCCGTTGTCGGTTATGTAAATTCAGTAAACGAAGCAAGAGCAGAACAAAAATCAGAACCTCAGATTGATGATTACATTGGGACATGCTTTCTCAAGATCGCCGAGGGTCTCTCACACAAACCTAACTTCGCATGTTATACCTACCGTGAAGAAATGGTCAGCGATGCCGTAGAGAATTGCATTAAGGCAATTATGAACTATGATATCACCAAGGCAACCAGGACAGGTAACCCAAATGCCTTTGCATACTTCACTCAGATCTGTTATTATGCTTTTCTTCGTCGAATTCAAAAAGAGAAGAAGCACCAAGACATCAAAGAGCTTTACATGGAGCATGCTGGTATCGAATCATTTGCTGACTTTGATGACAATGATATGGGACTTTCAATTGTCGAGAAGGTCCGAGTTCGTTCTGACATCATTCGTCGACGAGATGAGAAGATCAAGCAGTTGGGTAAGTTGACTCGAAATCGAAAGAGTAAGGTTGCCACGGCTTCACTGGAAAAGTTCTTTGTATGATTATCTCCATCTTTGGACAGCCTGGGTCAGGTAAGACCACTCTGAGCAATCTCTGGAAGGAGATGCATGAAGACTGTTATCAGATTGATGGTGATGAACTTCGCAAGATCTTTCCAAATCCGGGTTATGATGTAGACGGAAGAATGTCGAATATCACAAGGGCAAATACCATTGCCACATACCTGAATTCTCAAGGTGAGAATGTCGTGATGTCTTTGATGAATCCTTTTCGTGGTCTTCGTGAAGATCTCAAGGCTCTTAATCCAGGACAGGTCATTCCAATTCACCTTACATGGAGTGGTGGAATCATGGGAGAGTTTTACTATGAGGGATTTGAAATACCCAAGGAAGATGAGGCTTTTCACATAGATACCACACACTCCACTCCAAAAGAAACCTTCCATGAACTGCTTGAATACTTCTTATGCAAAGTAACAAAGTTGCAATCCTGAATGACACACACTCTGGTGTAAAGAATGGAAGTGACATCTTCCTTGATTACATGGATCGGTTCTATACCGATGTGTTCTTTCCCTACTGTAAAGAAAATGGCATCAAGACCATTCTTCACCTGGGTGACTATTTTGAACATCGTAAGTATGTGAACTATAAAGTCTTGCGCCGAAATCGTGAGATGTTCATTGATCGACTGGTAGAGCTTGGTATGACAATGCATATCGTTCCCGGTAACCATGATGTTTACTGGAAGAATACCAATGACCTTTGTTCGTTGACCGAGCAGTTGGTTCATTACGATTGCATCAAGGTCCATATGGAACCAACGGTGCTTCATTTTGATTCTGGTCTAGATGTTGCAATGCTTCCTTGGATGACTGAAGACAACCAGGAGCAATGCATGGAGTTCGTCAAGACCGCACCTGCACCTATCCTGATGGGTCACCTTGAACTTGCGGGATTCAAGTATCTTGGGAATGCAGACATCAAAAGTCATGGTATGGACCACAAGATCTTTTCTCGGTACGAGATGGTCCTGAGCGGTCACTATCATACTGCATCCCGAAAAGACAATGTCCTTTATCTTGGTACTCAATTTGAACTCACCTGGAGTGATTGCAATGATATCAAGGGATTTCATGTACTGGATACCGAGACACGAGAGCTTGAAAAGGTCGTGAATCCAAATCGGTTGTATCACAAGATACCATATGATGATTCAAACGAAGATTCTGACATAATAGTGCCAGATGACCTTAGTGGTAAGTTCGTGAAGGTCGTGGTCGTGAATAAAAAAGATCCCTTTACATTCGATCAGTTTCTTGATATGATTAACGCTCAAGAACCTTTTGAACTAAAGATCGTTGAGAGCTTTGATGAGTTTACTGCAGCATCAATTCAGGACCAAGAGATATCACTACAAGATACGAGTCAATTACTCAATAGCTACATCGATGCAGCAATGACGGATCTAGATAAAGAACGAATCAAAAAGAAAATGCAAGAACTGTATGTCGAAGCACAGAGTCTTGAAATCACATGATACTTTTCAAATATCTACAGTACCAGAACTTCCTGAGTTGTGGTGATTCTCCCATCCGAATTAACCTAGAGTCATTCAAATCGACTCTTGTTGTTGGTTCCAATGGTTCAGGTAAGTCTACTATGTTAGATGCCCTGAGTTTTGCTCTTTTTGGTAAACCACACCGGAATATCAATAAACCACAATTGCTGAATTCAATCAATCAAAAGAACTGTATCGTGGAGGTTGGATTCGATATCGGCTCTGTATCATACAAGGTGGTTCGTGGTATCAAACCAAATATCTTTGAGATATGGCAGAATGGAAAACTCTTGAATCAGGAATCACATTCTCGGGATTATCAGAAGGTACTGGAGTTGAATATCCTGAAGCTCAACCATAAGTCTTTTCACCAGGTTGTCGTGCTTGGTTCAAGTAGTTTTGTTCCATTCATGCAATTACCACCTGGGTCTCGCCGAGAGGTGATTGAGGATCTACTGGACATCGGTATCTTCACGAAGATGAATGTCATCCTGAAAGAACAAGGGATTGCATTACGCAATAACATTCAGGGGCTTGATGGTAATATCACAACTCTCAAGGAGAGAATCACACTTCAATCTGAGCATATTCAAGAATTGATGGGGATTGATGCCCAGAAGGTTCAGGAGTATGAGTCTGATATTCAGGAACTAACACAAAACATCATCAAGCTCAATGAAGAGAC